CAGAGCCATTGACCCTTGAAGAAAAAAACACAATATTTAAAAAGTCTAATAACTTTCAAGACTTAACTGTTCTTGTTGATTTGCTTATAATGAAACTCCAAATCAAAAATGATAAAGGAGAATTAGTTAAAGCATTTAACCCAGAAGATAAATTTGCATTAAGAAAGAAAGCTGATTCTAATATTATTGGCACTATTGCTAATAAGATACTTTTAGATACATCATTTGAGGAAGCCGAAAAAAAGTAAATAGCGACCCTGAAATAAGGTCGCTTTTAGTAATTGCAGATAGACTCCACATAACTATTCAAGAAGTTCTTGATATGCCACTTGAACATTATAATCTTTGGTTAGCTTACTTGAAAAAAGAACAAGATCAGTATAAAACAGAACGATCATTAGCAGAAGCAAAGAAATTTAAAATATAATGGCACAAAATTTAAAGATAAACATACTAGCACAAGATAAAACTAAACAAGCCTTTAATGGTATTAGAGGTAAATTAGCTGGATTAAAAAATGCAGTATTTTCTTTAAGAGGTGCTTTCTTAACACTTGGTGCTGGACTTGCTGTTAAATCATTTGTTTCAACAGGAAGAAGCATAGAAGATTTACAAGTTAGATTAAAACAATTATTTGGAACTACCCAAGAGGGTGCAAAAGCATTTGAAGTGATGTCAGACTTTGCGGCTAAAGTTCCTTTTTCACTAGAGCAGATCCAAGAAGCATCAGGAAATCTAGCTGTTGTTGCTGGAGATGCAGATAATCTTTCAAAAATTTTAGAAATTACTGGTAATGTTGCCGCCGTTACAGGAATAGATTTTAGAACAGCTGGAGAACAAATACAAAGATCATTTGCTGGTGGTATAAGTGCGGCTGATATTTTTAGAGAAAAAGGTGTTAGAGATATGCTTGGTTTTAAAGCTGGTGCAACTGTATCAGCAGAAGAAACAATAAAAGCATTTGAAAAAGTATTTGGTAAAGGTGGTAAATTTGGAAGTGCAACAGATGAATTATCTAATACATTTACTGGTACTCTATCAATGCTTGGAGATAAACTATTTAACTTTAAAAAAAATGTAGCTGGTGCACAATTCTTTGATGAACTTAAAAAAGAATTTGGAAGTTTAAATAAATTTATAGAAGAAAATACAGAAGATTTTGAAGCTATTGCAAATGCTATTGGTTTTGTATTAACTAAAGCTGTTCAAGGTTTTGCTATGGCAGTTAGAGGTGTTGCTAAAGCAGTTTCATTTTTGCGTAATCAATATGAAAATTTAATTACATTATTAAATAAAATACCATTTGTTAATATTGAAATAGGAAAAACAACAGATGATAATACAAATAAAGCTGAAATTTATAAAGATAAAATAATGCTTATTAACGAAGCTACACTTAAAGTTAATAAAAGTTTAGTAAAACAAAAAACATTATTACAAGAAATAACTGAACTACTTAAAAAAGATATGGACGCATTAACTAATGTTGCTAAACAAGTAACAGGAATATTAAATGATGGTATTAGAGGTTTTTCAAAAGGTGTTGCAGAAGCAATAGTATTAGGTAAAGACTTAAATGAAAGTTTTAAAAATTTAGCACAAACATTAGCAGTTAAAGTTTTAACAATAATGATTGAAGTAATTGCTAGAAAGAGTGTTGAACTTGCAATAGAAAAAATGATTACAAGAGAAAAAGAAAGACAAGCATCTTTAAGTGGTGGTGGTTCTTTTTTCAGTATGGCAAAATCAGTATTAGGTTTTGCAAATGGTGGTGCAGTATCAAAAGGCAGACCAATAATGGTTGGAGAAAATGGGCCAGAAATGTTTGTACCAAATCAAACAGGACAAATAACACAATCTGCTAGAGGAACTGGTGGTAGTGCTACAACAGTTAATTTTAATATCAATACAGTAGATGCTTCTGGCTTTGAAGAATTATTAGTTAGATCAAGAGGAACTATTACACAATTAATTAATAGTGCTGTTAATGAAAGAGGGAGTAGAAACTTAATATAATGTCTGGTGCTTTTCCAATATCATCTGCAAAGTTTGAAACTTTAGGAATAAAGTCTATTCAAAATACTATTATATCTAAATCTGTTTCAGGTAAGAAACTTGCAAGACAAATAGACAATCAAAGATTTGGATTTACAGTTAGAATAGTTACAGGAACTAGATCAGATGTTTATGGAGAGTTAATGGCTTTTATAATAAAACAAAGATCAGGCAAAGAAAACTTTACAATAATCCCACCTGAAATAGAAGATGCTAGAGGTAATGAAACAAATACAGTATTAGTTAATGGTGTTCACGCAGTTGGAGATACAACGATTGCTATGGACGGACACCACAATGATAATCCACACGCATTTAAAGCTGGAGATTTTATTAAGTTTGCATCACACGATAAAGTTTATATGGTAGTTGCAGATGTTCAAGCATCTAGTAATGCTTCAACAGTTACAATAGAGCCACCTTTACTTACAGCACTTGCAGACGATTCAGTAGTTACTTATGATAATGTTCCTTTCACAGTACACTTAACAAATGATATTCAAGAATTTGGTGCAGTAGGAACAGCTAAAGATGGTGCATTTCTATATCAATTTGAATTTGATGTTGAAGAAACCTTATAGATGAAATACAAAGTAAAATATTGGATTAGTGTTGATTTTTTGGCAGAAGAAATAATTGAAGCTGATGATTTTAATTCTCAATCCTTTAATCAGGGTAAGTATAGCGAACCATCTAAAAATGCTAGTTATATGGTCAATGATGCAATAAAAATAAACAGACGAACATTTGAGGAACATGACGAGAAGCCTGACGACAGCAGTAAAGAACGAACTAGCAACAAATGATATTAGACCAGTACATCTTATCACTATTAGCTTTGGTACTCCTGTTAATATTACAGATTGTTCATTTCCATTAACATCATCAGTATCAGGTTCATCAGTTACATATTCAGCTAGTGATTTTATATTAGGTATATCTAATCATACAGAAGAAACAGATATTACTAAATCAAGTGTAACTATTAATCTATCTGGTGCAGACCAAACATTTATCTCAACAGTATTAAATGAAAATGTAGTTAATGATAATGTAGATATTTATAGAGGTTTTTTAAATGATTCTAATGNTNTAATTGCTGACCCATTTTTACTTTACAGAGGAAAGATAGAAAGTTTTGAAATACAAGAGGGAGAAAAAGATAGTACAGTTGGTTTATCAATCGTATCACATTGGGCAGACTTTGAAAAAAAGAATGGTCGTAAAACTAATAATACATCTCAACAAAGATTCTTTAGTACAGATGTTGGAATGGACTTTGCATCTCAAACAGTTCAAGATATTAAATGGGGTAGAGCGTAATGGGTTTCGGTGGATTTGGTGGAATAGTAAAAGCAGTAACAAAAGCAGTATCATTTTTTAAAGGTGCAAATCCTTTGGTTCAATTAGGTGTTACATTATTTTTAGCTTGGATATTAAGACCAAAAGTTCCTGAAATAGAAGATTTTGGTACAAATGAATTTGATGATTTTGAAAGAGGTTTATTAGTTAATAAACAATCTAATGACTCAAACATTCCTGTTATATTTGGAGAAAGACTTGTTGGTGGAACTAGAGTCTTTATGGAAACATCAGGAACAGATAACACTTACCTCTATATGTGTATCGTTATGGCAGAGGGAGAGATAAACGATATAGAAGAAATAAGAGTAGATGATAAAGTTATTACTTGGGCAAGTGCATTATCAGATGGAACAGAGGTAGAAGTAGGAAGTGGAGATAGTAATTTCTATAAAGATTCAACAAGTTTAATTAAAGTAGAACCTCATTTTGGAACAGATGGTCAATCAGCATCATCTATATTATCAACATTATCATCTTGGGGAAGTAATCATAAATTATCTGGTTTATGTTATTTAGCATTAAGGTTTAAATGGAATCAAGACGCATTTACAGGGATTCCAAAAGTACAAGCAAAGATACAAGGTAAAAAAGTAGTAGCATATAATTCTAGTTTAGAAGCACAAACTGCGTCTTACTCAACTAATCCAGCTTGGTGTTTATTAGATTATTTAACAAATGAAAGATATGGAAAAGGTGTAGCAATTTCAGAAATAAATTTACAAAGTTTTTATGATGCTTCACAAGTTTGTGTAACACAAGTAACACCTTATTCAGGTGCAAGTGATATAAATATTTTTGATACAAATACTGCATTAGATACATCACAAAAGATTATAGATAATGTTAGAGAAATGTTAAAAGGTTGTAGAGGTTATCTTCCATATACACAAGGTAAGTATAGTTTAATTATTGAAACAACAGGAAGTGCAAGTATCACATTAACAGAAGATGATATTATAGGTGGATATAATTTATCTATTCCAACAAAAAATGAAAGATACAATAGAGTTATAGTTGGTTTTGTTGACCCAGCTAGAAATTTCCAAGTTAATGAAGTTCAGTTCCCACCTATTGACGATTCAGGATTACCAAGTGCAGACAGACACGCAACTATGAAAAGTGCTGATGGTGGATTTTTATTAGAGGGTAGATTTACATTTAAAACTTTAACCTCTGCATATCAAGCAGAAGAAATGGCAGAAGTTATTTTAAGAAGAAGTAGAGAAGCATTAACACTTGGTATTAATGTTAGCTTTGATGCTTATGATTTGGCCATAGGAGATATAGTTAATATTACACATAGTTCATTAGGTTTTTCTGCAAAAGCATTTAGAGTAATGGGTTTAACTTTTAACGAAGATTTTACGATAGGATTATCTCTTGTTCAATATGAGGCTAGTCATTACACTTGGGCAAATAAAGCACAAGTAAGTTCTACACCATCTACTAATTTACCTAATCCATTTACTATTCAACCACCAGCTAGTGTTACTTTATCTGACCAATTAATTGAATATAATGACGGCACTGTCATAGTGGCGATGAATATAACGATTGGTGCTTCTCCTGATTCCTTTATAGATTTTTATCAAGTAGAATACAAATTAAGTACAGATTCAGATTTTATAATTTATGCACAAGGTTCAGGATTAAATCACAGAGTCTTAAACGTAATTGACCAATCTACTTATGATGTAAGAGTAAAAGCTGTGAATAGTTTAGGTGTATCATCAACTTATGTATCAGCACAAAGAACTATAATAGGTGCTATTGAGCCACCTAGTGATGTTGAGGACTTTGCTTGTAATATTGTAGGACAAGAAGCACATTTAAGTTGGACACAAATACCTGATCTTGATTTAGCATATTATAATTTAAGATTTAGTGAAGAAACTGATGGAACTGCTGATTGGCAAAACTCGGTAGCATTAGTAGAAAAAGTATCAAGACCAGCAACTTCAATTTCAGTTCCTGCTAGGGCTGGCACCTATCTACTTAAAGCCGTTGATAAGCTAGGAAACTTTAGTTCTAATGCAACTGCAATTATTTCTAATGTAACTAGCACATTAAATTTTAATGCAGTAGCCACACAATCTGAACACCCTGACTTTGATGGAACTTTAACAAATGTTGTAATTACAGATGATGCAATAGAATTAGATTCATCAGAATTATTTGATGCAGCTAGTGGAAACTTTGATGATGAAACAACTAGATTCTTTGATTCTGGTGTTGCTAATGCAGACTTTTTTGCAAGTGGTAATTATTTATTTAGTGATGTAATTGATATAGGTGCTAAACACACAGCTAGAATTACAGCATCATTAACTCAAACATCAGATAACCCAGACGATTTATTTGACAATAGAAGTGGTAATTTTGATTCTGCTTCTTCTAACTTTGATGGAGATACACCAGCTAATGCTAATGCACATATTGAGATAGCAACAAGTGATGATAACTCTACATTTACTGCTTTTCAAAATTTTGTAATTGGAGATTACACAGCTAGATATTTTAAATTTAGAGTTGTTTTAATTTCAAGAGATGGTGCTTCCACTCCAAGAGTATCTGCTGTAACAGTTACAATAGATATGCCTGATAGAATATTTAGTGGAAATGATATTGTTTCTGGTACAAGCACTAAATCAATCACGTTTACAAATCCATTTAAAAGTGTTAATTATGCAGTTGGCGTTACAGCACAAACCATGTCTCAAGGAGACTATTTTACTGTTTCTAATAAAACAATAAATGGTTTTGACGTATCGTTTTTTAACAGTTCCGACACAGGAGTTTCAAAGACGTTTGATTTTATTTGCAAGGGTTTTTAAAAAGGAGTATAAGAAAATATGGCACAACACGATTACGATATAGCGAACCAATCTTTCCCAGCCTTTAGAACAGACTTAAATGGTGTTCTTGAAGCTATAAATACATCTAATTCTGGTA